AAAATGACCATTGTGTGCCTGCTATACCGCCAATATCTTCTGGAACCTCGTGTAGCAAATTCCATAACCATTCGTGTTGAAATGGGTCTAATCTTTCGTCAGCATCAATTGAAATTATCCAGTCAGCGTCACAAAGACCTTTGGCGATATTTCGAGCACGGGAAAAATCTAACATACCGGTATATTTATATTCATAAAGTTGTAAATGCTCATCATTGCGGAGTTCCCGCACTTCTTCTTTCTCTCCTTGGTCTGTTTTGAAAATCAAAGGTTTCGCCCATTTGGGCAAAGAAAGTAAGCAATCAGGTAAAAACTCATTGTCAATCGTCGAAAAAAGTATGATTGCTGATACTTTCATCCTATAACCTCGATTGGAATTTTAAGAAGATATTCCCCGTGCACTACTTCCCCATAAAGTGCATCGAAATACATTTTCCAAGTTTTGTTTCGCACATTAAATTCCAAGCAACCTATGTCTTCTGCAATTTCTATGCATCGTAAAATTTCCTGCGGAACTTCGGTGTTTTCTAATTTGATTTTGCGAAGATATAGCTCAAATTTGTGGAATATTCCTACATAACCTCCATCTAATGCCATTCCACGCTCGAAACCTGAATAAAGAAGAAATGCATCCACCATCGAACTTGAAGTATCAATCCAGTTCAAAAGGTCTCCCATTAATCCAAAATTCACTTGGAGATTAAATGCCTCCGAAAGTGTAATCTCTGCACCCTCGAAAATGCTACTGAAATTACGCACGTTTCACCTCTATTTTTTTGGAGATAATATTTTCAAGTTCCGAGACCAAAAAGTTCCGAATTTCTCGTTCCTCTCGTATTTTCCATTCTCCGGAAAGAGCTAGTCCCATAAAATAGTATGCCTTTTTTGCATAAGTCCTTCGGTTTCGAGCTACTCCTGTTTCCGATTGCAAGCCTAATATTTTCGGTATCTGCGTTGGGTCCTTGGTTGAAATCAAAATTCGAAAAACTACTTTTCGTAATCCCGTTTGTATGCTTACAAGTTTCACATCCAGCGAAGAAAGAAGATTACCCGTCAATCGAAGCTTATCCTTTTTGCTTTTCGACGCCCATTCCGTGCTTCCATATTTTCTTACCGCATACTTATAAGCTTTTTCTTTATTGTAACTTTCATTATAGCCCCCGAACTTCCTACTAAAAAGGTCGTAACCTGCTAAAATTCGCTGAATAATGAGTTTCAGAATAAATTGACACAGTCTATTGCCTATATCTCTAAAAACATTTGGGTTGGCAAATAAAGCTGTTGCTTTTTTCACTATTGCTATCTCTAAATTCTGAAACTCTTGTGGTTTCATCGTGTTACTATTAACGCTGTTATACTTGGAGATTTACTCGAAATAAGTGAGCCAAGGCGTGCTTTCCGCTCTCGATACAGCTTGTCGTAGAGGTGCATCTTTGCGTAGCTTACCGAACCCTCTCCTTGATTTTTTTCTGCGAAAAACCAATATAATTGCCGAAGTGCAAGCATTTCTTTGAGGTATTCCTCATTGGATTGTAGGAAGTTGCTAAATTGTGTATCATCGGGGCTAACCCCTAGCACTTCCTCTAAATCCCAACGCATATCGTTTTTCGCTTGCACGGCTTTTAGATTTTTACAATCTGTATCGGTTAGAGCTTGCAAAAGCTCGCCCTCTTTGGCTCGTAAATATTTAGGCTCTGCGAAAAAACTGTCCCAGTTCATTTTATTTTGTAATTAACCTTACAACTCGAATCAATTTGTCGTCTGGCGCAACTTTTGTCCAATTGCTTCCTGTTGCTAATTGTGCGGTTGTTGGATTATCAATTCCAGCAGAAAAGCTTACACCCCGGAAACCAACAGCAAAGTGCGAATACCAGTATAATTTATTCGTGCCTCCGCCTACTGATGGGTCAAAGTCGGAATAAATATTCAATGCTTTCTGAAATCCAACATAAGCTGGTTGCCCACCTAAAATATAAGTTGGGTAATACGTAACACTATCTACGGTAAATGGCGCACAGATGGTATCGTTCACTATAATTCGCTTACCCCAATAGGTTGGGATTTGTCCTTGCGTGAGAAGACCATCAGTGAAAACTGGGGCTAAAATCGTATAAGTCAAGCCCTTTTTCTTTAAATCCGCAGCGACTTTGGAGTGCATAATCATTGCGGTCATACCTTCGCTGGTCTCCCCAAGCACGCTTTGTAATGCATCTTCAATCGGTCCCGCATCGATTTTACCATCTCCAATACCTGATGCATTATAGGTATGCGAAGTAGCAAGTGCGCTTGCGAAGACACCAACGAAAACGGCTTTGACTTTTTTCTGGATTTGGTTGATATTATATTGTGCAATTTGCGGAGCCAAAGCCTGCAATGGGTCAATCCCCTTGGAAACAATTTCGACATCTGTTACTTGAATTGCATTACCTGTGCGTAGAATTGGGGCAAGCTCAGCGTAATCTTCTAATTCATTGGGAGTTAGCTGAGTGGTTTTCGTAACACGCACGTCATCGCCGATTACATCGAGCGATTTCAATTTTGGTATTCGCAGTAAAATCTCCCCTTCTTTAATACTCACGCCTGTATCAAATTCGATATAGGGCGAGGTAACTATATTGGCGATTTTTACCATTTCGGTAACGACCCAATCGCCCCAGATTTGCGGTTGAACTGTTAATGCCATTTTTTAGCCTCCTAAAATGTTATACTTCTTATTAAAAAATTCATTCTTCATACGTTCATAAACTTCTGGATTTTGCAGTTTTAACTCCAAGAGTTCGTCTTGGGTCATTTGTGCAAAATCCTTCTGTGGCAAGGGTCGACCTTGAACCACCCCGGGACTGCTTTGCCGTTTTTCCTGTTCAGCTAAAAAGTCTTCGGCGATAGTTTCCAATTGCACAATGTCCCAGTCCTTATACTTATCTCGCTTGTCTTCAGGAAGCTTTGCAAGTAGTTTTTCCCGTTGCTTTTCAACAATCTTATTATACTTCTCTTCAATTTCGCCCGCTTTTTCTGCTAATGGTTTCAGCTTTTGCACTTCTTCTAATGCCATCTTTAATCGCTCCCGATACTCTTTGTTCTCACGGCGAAGTGCCCGGATATAGTCCCGAATGTTTTCGGGTAAATCACTGATACGGGATTCTTTCCCTTTGGATTCAGTTGTTTCGGGTTCATCCCGAAGTTCCATTGTTTCTTGTGCTTCTGCACTCATTTTTCTTTCCTACTTTTTTCAACATACTTTTTTAATTGTTCAAGTTCACTGCGTAATTCCTTCACCTGTTGGTGAAGGAGATTGATTTGAGTCCATATTTCCTGTATTTGCGAACGCTCCTGCAAGCGGATTGCTGTATGGTTCGCTGCTTGAACCACTTGATTTAGATAGTCCGAGTTCATTGAACTTTTCCTTGTTTTGTTTAACAAATTCTATTGCTTCCTCATCTGTTTTAAGAAAATCATTCCCCGAGAGCTTGCGAACAAAGGTTAGAGGAGTAATGACGCCAAGTTCCGCCTTGTTTTGATATATCTCGATTTCTTTGTCTGCATCATAGGGTAACTCAAAATCTGCATAATCAATATTTACCTCAAAGAAAGGTAGTTTTGGTTCAACTATCTCTGCGTTATTAACCATTACAAGTGACTGGAATAATTGATTTTCGTATTTCTGCATCATATTGATAAATTTTGCCCGCTTTTCTATAAGCTCCCAGCGGTCAACAAGCATTGCCACCCCGCTCGGAAAATTCGGATTAGATGATATAGCAGAGAAGGGAAGAGAGTAGTTTCTTAAAACTATTTCTGTTAGTCTTTGCTTTGCGTCGATAAGCTCTAAAAACATTGCTTGTGCAGATTTATGCTCGATATCGCTCTGAACATCATCTATACTCTGATTGGTTATGTGAATTAATTTGCTGGGCGAAAGGGAAAAAGTTGCGCCCTTGACATAATCACCGAGATTTCTTGCAAGCCAAAAACCAACAGTGCCATAAACTAAATTTTCCTCAATCAAATAATTCAGTAAATTGATTTGTAATTGAGCTCGAACGAGTTCCCATTGCCCGCCTCCAAAAACATCTGCGTTCTCACTACTTCGTAAAAGAACCCACGGAACAGATGGATTACCTTCAGCATCTATATATTTATGCTCAACCACGGTTACCATTTTCCCATTATATTCAAACTTGACTGGTTCCAAATCGCTATCTAATTGCTGATATGTCTCGGGAGTCCAGTAATGAAAATAGGTGTAATAATCTTTTCGATTTAGGGAAATGGCAACTTCCTTCATAAATGGTAGCCAAATTTCTAAAATTTTGCCGTTTTCATCTTGCTCTATTCGATATAAATCGGGTGGTATCACTACCCACCACCACTTCCCTTCCTTCTGACGGGGTCGCATTATGCACTCACCAGCTAGCCACATAATCTTAAATGCTTGGTCAATCGCCGAGTTGAAACCTGATTTCTTGATTATATCTTCAACATAAGCCTTTTGTTTTTCTGTAAGCCCCGAATACTCACGATTTGGTGCTTCTTTGTATAGATTGCATATATTTTCTACCACCCTCATTACAACTTCGTTCTCGGTTGGTATATTCTGCATTATTTTATTCAGCTGGTCTGTTTCTTTTTGAGTTGAAAACCAAGCAGACAAATATGTATAGATTAATTTCTTTCTATCCTCAACTCCTAAATCACTATTATGAAGAAAACAGGTCATTGCCCTTGCAAAAGATAGCAATGGCACTTCGTTAATGAACTTCGTCTTTCCCCATATCGCCATAAAACTGGAATCGAAAGCTTTTTGATAGAAATTTATCATATCACATCAACTATTACTGACTTTGAAAAGTTATAAGCATAATACGAAAGAGCATCACTTGGATGTGTCCGCTCTGGATTGCGGTCATCGAGCGAAACGCCATCCTCACGCCAAACCACCCGTCGCAAATCATCAATCAACCGCTTGCATTTTTGCTTGTCCACAAAAAGCCTCCGTTCACCAAGAGTATTGCAGAATAAACCATTCAGCAAAGCGACCCGATTTTTGATTGATTTCACAGGGCGAATTTTCAATTTTGGCGAAAAGCCAAAGCCTCGAAGGGTTTGTAATATCACCTCGTAATCGCTTTTTGTAGCACTGCTCTTCATTGCGTTGCCCGTGTAATCACCAGTAACCCAAATTTCACCCTTGAACTTCTCTTTTCGTAAGTATTCCCCGACTGCTTCCGCAGTGTAATGTGTATTTGAGTTGAAATACACAAACTCTTTGAAAGCATATACTTTTCCATCTTTCTCTTGAAGTAATATGCAGCTCATTGGACGCTCACCAACATTGAAGTCCCAAGTAAGAAAGATAGGAAGATTTTTCTGTGGTCCGTATTCTGTAAGATTTTCGTCCGAGAAAGCATAATAAACCATTCCAGTTTCGTCAACAAATTCCGCTTCGTATTCCTGCTTGAACGTCCGCTCATCAAGTTCTCGCTTTGCCTGTTCTATCTCTTCTTGTGGAACCCATCCACCATCAATCGTGCGGAAATGATACTTCTTGAACTGCTCGGAGCTGAAAATATCAAAAAGCAAATCGCTCCGACCTCTTGGCGTTCCTATTACAAGTGCTTTCCCGTTTCGGTCAGAAAGTGCAGGACGAATTACTTCATACCACGCTTCTCGTGGAACATCCTTGGTCTCGTCAATTATAACACCATCGAAACCTAAACCTCGTATTGAATCATAGTTTTGAGCACCAAAAAGGCGAATCTCTGCATTGTTTATCAATTTTATAATCAGCGAGCTTTTTTCACAAGCTTCTATCATACTTTGTGGTATAATCGAAAGCAGAATCGCCCAGAAAATTCCTTTCGCCATACGATACGATGGAGCTACATATCCAAAAAGTGAGTTCGGTTTCTTTGCCCATTGACGCATCTTATATGCCGACAAAAAGGTTTTACCAAAACGCCGTCCTGCAATCAGCAGAATAAAACGGCTATCATCGGCGTATACCTGATATTGCGGTTTCGAAAGATATGTGAAAAACTCCACCCGCTTCATTGCTTAATCTCAATTGTCTCACTTATGTGAATTGCTTTTTCTGTTTGTTGCTCTAAAACTCTTTCTAATAGCTTTTTGGTATTTTCTGGACCTAAAAACTTCGACCGTTCAGCAATTTTATTTGCGAAAAGCATTTTCATATCCTGCATTGCATTTTTGAACCAAACTTGATTGCCAAATTTTCGTTCCCATTTTTCCACTTGGGCAAGCGAAATACCTTGATATAACCAAAAAGCCTCCCAAAGAAAAGGAATATCCTGGCTCTCGAAAAAACTTCGTAAGATTTCACCCAAAAGTTTATAAGTTTGTATAGCCTCTTGACTTTTGGGTTTCTTTCCCCATCCTTGCATGATTGTATTGAAATCCATCTCATCTTACTCGCCCAATCATAAAACCTAGAATAATCCCACCACTAATTTTTACAGCATCTATATACCATGGGTCTTTTTGAGTTTTCGCCTTCATTATTGGTTTCTCAATAATTGTATATTTTTGAATGGTATCAGGTTTGAAAGAAATAAATGTTGAGAAAAAATTCTCTGGATAATTATAACATACAGAAATATAACTTTTGCTGATTGATGTATCAAAACAAGCGGTATATCGTGTTGAATCATAAACCACAATTGTATCCCTTTGTTCCTTTATTCGATATGCGATTTTGCCCTTGACCTTTTCGATGCGAATTGTATCTCGAACTAAAATGGTATCTTGCTTCACTATTGTTTGCACTTGCGGAGTCTTAAAAAACCTTTCATATCCCCACAAAAGCAAGAAAATTAGAATTACAAGTATGTATAAAAAGTCTTTCATAGTTCCGTTGGTGTAAAATATTCTATTCTAAAACTTTGTGAATCGATAATTGAACGCTTTTTTCTGTAAACTCCATCGCCATCTCGGAGATTACCATTGCCTGTATTACCTTCTATTGTCTCTCCATTTATTTTGTGCCAATTCACTACAATTCCTATATGCCCTTTCCAAGTATCACCCCGCTTCCAAATCACCAAAAAGTTTCGCCCTGCCTGTTTGTAACCTTTGGCAACGTGCTTTGCCTTTATACTCCGTTTAGTCACAAAAGCCATCGCTAAACCACTACGAATGGATGGATATTTTACCCTTGCTTCCTCAAGAACCCACGAGACAAACGCTGCGCACCACGGCGAACCTTTGGGTATTCCTACAAAAGCCTGAAATTTTTCGACCCAATAGCCACGATTATGTCCGCTTTCACGGACACCAACATATTTTTCCGCAGTCGATACTACATCAGCCAACAAGGATTGCGACTGCAAGAAAAAGAATAGCAATAGCCACCAGAAATATCGCATAAGCCACATTTCCAGATTTTAACTCCTCAATTGTGTCGATTTCTTTCATAACATAGCGGTCAAAAAGATAGAACACCGCAAGAAAAATCGATAGAAACAATAGACTTTCGCCAAAAGTGCCAAATGCTGGGAAAAATACCAGCAAAAGAACCAAAAGAATTAATCCGACAAGACCTAAACTTATAGTGAACTTTTTCATTTCTTCCCCTTTTTAATTTTCTTTGTTAAACCTGCTTCGGAATAGGCTATCGCAATTGCTTGTTTTTGTGGATAACCTTTATGAATAAGCCTTCTTATATTTTCCGATATTGCTTTACTTGATTTTCCTTTCCCGCAAGGCATTTCACTTTGCAAATAATATTGAAACTATTGTAACTCCTAAGCTCACAATGAAGGCGATAATCCCAGCGAAAACACTAATCTTTGTTTTCATTTCGATTGTTTCAGCAAGAGATTGTTGACGCCAAAGATTTACCCGCTCTTCAAGTTTGTCCAACTTATCCTTGATTTCCTGAATACTACTCATAATGTAATATTTCAGCTCCTCAAATCCGTTTAGTCGCTCTTTTTCCATTTTGTCCACCTCGTAAAAGCTTTAGCAAATCAATCCCGTTTTCTTGCATCACGATAAAAGTGCTTGTGCAAGTGGTTGTATTTGGCTTTCGTCAAGTTCGACCATAAAATCATCACAAACTAATTGCCAAACCTTTTTTCAAAAATCAACGTATTTGTATCACTTGCAAAACCTATTTCACATATATTTTCTGTTGGGTTTGTCGTTATATCACCGTTCGCTCCGAGAAAATACCTTGCACCTTCTGTTAACCCCCAACCCGTATTCCGAACTTCACCTCGAACACAAACCAAAACACTTTCATTTTCATTCCCCGCTTGAAGCGTTATTCCTACAAGTTTTTCAATACTTGCCCAGTCTGAACTATCCGCTTTATATATCTTTCCGTTTCTCACGAAAACGACTTTGAGGCTATTGATTTGCTCTCCGCACGTGTAATACCTTGCTACGATTTCGCTTTTGTCTACGATGCCGTCGAGGTTTGAGTCATATTGGGTTTTCCACATATCGCCATAATTCCCGCCAACAAGTAGGGGGGAAACATTCAAAACAATTGGTTGGGACAGAAAAGCTAAATCAATTTTTTCATCTATAATATTTAATTGCACTTTTTCTTCAATTATTGTCATTTCTGCAACTCCCAAATGCCATTTACAAGCTCAACTCGAAAGCCTGCGGTGTCTTCTTGTAAAAATGTCCAGCGATATTTCCCTACCTCCATATTGGCGAAATCATTTCGGCTTGCCCGAATTTGCACTATGTTGTTGATTGTGTCTTTTTGCACTGAATATGAAAGTTTTGTATTCCCATCGAAATCCAGCACAAAAGCATAAAAGGTGTAGGGTGCAATATCATACGGGAACCCAAATAAAATTGCGTGGTCCACATACCTTCGAACTACTATATTGTATCGTGCTGGTTCCATTTTTCGCATCCAATGTGCATTTCGAAATTGTGAGAATACGGGATAAACACCAAATACAAATGGGAAAACAAGATTTAATACCAATTGGCATACTTTTTGTTTAAAAATTTGGAAAAATTTTGGCATAATTTTTGATAAAGCAACTCGCTATTTTGCAACATTTAGGATACAAAACTCACTTTTTCTAAAAATTTCTAAAAAATTTTTAAAAAATATTTGGATATTTAAATTTTTTTTTATAATTTTGTATTGAACAAAAAATGGAAATGAAAAAAAATGAGAGAAGAGATGAAAATAGAAAAGACAAGAAAAAAATGGGGGCAAACCCCAAAAATAAACAATATGTTAAACCAAAAAGGAGGAACAACAATGAACAACAATCGCAATCTCGAACTCGCAGGGCTTGAAATCCAAGCCATCGCAATGCCAAACGCTTCGCTTCCAGACCCATACGAAAATTGCGAATGGGTCGCAATTTTCAATGATGGATTTGTTTATCCCTACGACCCTGTTGCAGGGAAGATTGATGCCCAGGCTTATGTCGATTACGATTTCTCTTGGAGTTACGCCGTTGAGCTGCTTCGGGAAACACCCGAGGCATTCTTTTTGTATCAATAATAATTTCAACGGGGCGGGTTCGCCCGCCCTAATTTTTTTAAAAAAAAAAATAAAGGAGGTTGGAAATGAAACTTATAGTTATGAAAAATGAAGAACTTGCCGAGCCCTACTGCTATGAGCATTGGGACTCGGAACGCAATACTTGGGTCGGCGTTGCGAAAGACTACGACCCTGAAAAAATTATTCCCGGATGGATGTGTATCGACGAGGAGGGGAATATCTATCACTGGGACAATGACCGGGGAATCATCGTCGACACTCCACCAATCGACCAAAATCGCTGGGAGGATTGGGCTCGACATCTTCTCACGAAAGATTGCTCGTCCGCCCGAGTAATCGCAGATTATGACCGGAAGGCAGTTCAAATATTACTGCCTCCGGACATCTACGAAAAGCTTGCTGCGTTTGCCAAAGATTCGAAACGCAGCATAACCAAGATGGTCGAACATATTCTTGAGAAATACCTTCGGGACCGGCTGTTCCCGGAGGACTAAAATCACACTTTTGTTTTTTATCCCTCTTGTGAAATTTTTATTTTCATAAGGGGGATTTTTATTTTTTTTATAATTTCGAATATTGTAGTATTTTGAGGAAATAAAATGAATAAGTTTATTTTTCTTATTGTTCTTTCTATAACCTTAATAGAAGTAGCACAAGCTCAGACAAAAAATCCAGTTTACGACGACTCTTGTTGGGTTACTATAACCCGGGTTATTGACGGAGATACTTATGAGTTTTATTACGATTCGCAGCGGTATAAGATACGTTTGGTAGGAATTGATTGTTTTGAAATTCATAGGAATAACCGATTGCAAAAGCAAGCTGATGAGGCAGGAGTTGACATTGATAAAGCATATGATTTAGGTTGGCAGGCTTTGAGATTTGTAAGAGATAAGATTGAAAACAAGAAGGTTTTACTGTTCAAGGATTATACCCAGAACAATTTTGATGTTTATGGTAGGCTGTTGCGAAAGGTTTGGGTCGATGGATATTATTTGGCTGATTCCTTGGAAACCTTTTGCGCAAAAGTTATAAACAGAAAAAGATATTTTAGAAAGTGAAATAATACTTGAAAATATTCCTAATTTCGCTTTTGAGGAGACTTGTAACGATACCTATAAGAAAAATACCCATCAAGATTAGAACCACCTAGGGTTTCAAGCTCCTTATCAAAAAAGGTAGAAAATCTTACGTTTTCCCAACCTACAACTTTCCCATAGATATCGTAAAACCTCATATATGGCAAATCTCGTGAAATAATATATGCCCAAATATCCATCCAAGTAAAATTAGCAACTGGATGCACTTCGGGTATTTTAGTAAGATTACTATGCCCCTCAATCCGATGTTTCCTTGCTGATGACTCTTCTTTCCTTATTCCAACAAAGGCAAGATCAAAACCTTCACGCAATAAAAAAGGCGTAACTTCTCGGTTCAAAACTTGCATCATTCGAGGTATTCCGTCGTTCTCATCTTTTTCTAAAATTCGGCTGCGAATTACTCTGTGATTCCATCCTAATTTTTTCGCAATATCTTTAATTTCCAAAAGATATCGCAATGGCAAAAAGTTCCTCGAATAATCCAAGGTTACAACATCAATATCTGGTTTCATTTGCCAAACGAGATGAGTCATCACGAGACTATCTTTTCCACCCGAAAATGAGCAATATGGCTTTTGAAAATCATTCAACGCATCTTTAATTATCTGTCTTGCCTCAGCAACTTTCTGGGTGAATTCCTCACTTTGAGCCCACAAGGAAAATGTTTCACGCCAGCGTTTGTTCATAACCTCATCTTTTCGATAGTTTCTGGTAAAAGCTCGACTTCTGAACCTGGTGGAACACATTCTTCTACCATATCGGTTGACCAATAGGGCGGACGCCAAGCAAGAAGAAAAGAATCAGCCCAACTTCTGCAAAATCTCACAGGTATGGGACGCATCGCTTTCCCTTCGTGAACTATACTCTTGTCTTCACTAATTGAGGTTATCTCGATGCTGCTGATATATCCCCAGCCTAAACGGGAATTATCTCCCAGTGAAACTAGCTCGGAAAGTATCTCTAATAACCCTTCTTTATCTCCAACAACATAGAATTTTACCAGCGGGGTAGGTATGTAAATATGCTTCATTGCGTAATCTTTGAAATATCCTGAACCGTGATATAGTTTTTTTACGATTCCCAGCCACCTATCTTCTAATTTCTTGTAAACTACTTCTGTTCGAGGCTTTACATTCCCAAAGAAAGAAATTGAGGCTTGCGGAATTGCACCCGCATAGCGAATCGGAAAATTAGGAAGTTCTAATCCTTTGGTGATTTTCGATATTGGATATTTCGCAGGCAAAAGATAATAATCTTCGCCTAATGCTTTGCGAAGTGCAAGGTGAGAAAGAACACCATCAAGATGCAACCAAGGATGGTTTAAAACCAAAGGCGTAGCGAGATATATTCTAACTTCTAACGGCTCATAATTCCATTTCTTACCCCACCTTTCGGAAACTCCATTGAGAATTTTATCAGCAAAATAAAGATATTCTTTCTCTTCGTTCATAGTCGTGACCCGACTTCTTGTAATAATTCTAAAATCTCTTGTTTGTTCTCATCAATGAAAGCAAAATATTTTTCCGATGCTGGAAAGTCGGGCGAATATTCAAAGAATACTTCCCCAGAACCTACCGAAGCCATCCCACCAACATAGGGAGATTGACGGAACAACTCCATCATACGCCCGAATGTTGCATCTTCTAACTCATTCGTATATTCGGTGGCAAACCAATGAAAGAATTTTGTTCCAGGTATAAAACACTCAAAATCAACCTTCATTTGCACTGCTTGTTCATCTTCTTCTCTATCTGCTCGTAAATCATCTCGACGGGTATTAAACGCTTCGTCGGTAAAGCTTCGAACGAATTTGTTTGCTCTGGGGTCGGTTCGCAAAAATTCAGGCAAGAAATCTGAATATTCACGGCAAACTGGAAAAGCGTGTCCTACTTTTAGTTTTCCCTGTATCATTTGATTCCCAATAGCCCCACCCATTAAAGAAAGTGGTGGGAACATTTTCCGAATCTTGCGACGCAATTCTAAATCAATTACCCCAACAGTTGCTTCTGTGCTTTCCAAAGCACCACCGCTGAAAAACACATGATATAGCTTCGGATTAAGTTCCTCAACATTGTAATCCAAATTCGTAAAGAAATCCTTCATAAGCATTCTGCGAAGTTTCCCTCGAATAGCATTACCGTTAATATAAGGAATCTGCACTTCCCCAAGTCCATCTACATACATAAAAATTGAACGCAGAATCGGTGTGCTTCCTGTTTTTTCGTTGCCACCGTGGTGAATAGTTGTTTTTGCAATCATATAGCCTTCATACTTCTTAATCATTTTGAACCTCTAATTTGTTAAACAAAGAATTTTCCACATTTTCAATCTTTTTCTTTTCCTGTAAACGCTCGCTCTTAATCTGTTTTGCTTTCATAATCGCACGCACACAAAAAGGAATATGCTCGGTCGAAAGTGTATTCAAAATCCAATACTGATGCGGTCGAATCTCGTCTAAAACAACTTGCGCTTCCTCGGGTAAACTCTGTAACCCGAAATAATTGCATAGTTTCGATGCAAAAGCGTATAGATTCTCCCGCCGTGCTGCCGCTCGAACTCGATGGTTGAAAATATCGTGCGCATTCTTGGAAGTATGCATCTTCCCCCAATTAATTCGTGAATAAAGAATAGCAAGAAAATCCACAAGCTTTTGCTCTAATTCGTTATAATCAGCAGACATAAACCATAACCTCCCATAAAGGTTGTGAAACAAACTCTTTTGCTTTGCGAAGTTCTAATTCGAAATTGTT